TGATCTAAATCTATACTCATAATTCTTCCTCGGTATTATTATATTTATAATCTCTAGGTAGTACTTTTGTCTTATCTTTATGAATTTTTGTAGCTCCATTTTTAGGTGTTTTCTTTCTACCAAATATATTATCCCAGTTTTCTTCAAACTGAGCTTGATTTGTTATGGGTCTTTGTTTACTACCCTTTCCACCATGCCATTTACTCATATTACATAATTTAAATAAAAATATATAGAACCACCTATAAGTGCTATAGATCCTATTACTCTTAATACCCAAATCCAAAAAGCTCTCTTTTTCTTTTTATGGTATTCTTCTAAATCTAATACTTGTCGTATTCTATCTATCTTATCCAAAAACTACTCCGCCTCTTTTCACTAATTCGTTTTTAATTTTTTGTTTGTCCTTTTTTCTAGTATTTGGACTGTTATACTTTTCTATTAACTCTTGTTTACTAATTAGTTTTATGTAAGGATTAATTACTGTAACTTTTTTAGTAGCTCTATCAATCTGCTTGTGTGATTTACCTAACTTAATTGGCATCATAACCTCCCTGTCATTAAAAGCCACCATCGGAAGTACCTACTTCCTTCTCCATATCTGGCGCTTCTCATTTTATTATACATTATTTTATTCTTTTTACACTTCCTTTCAAATCTGCCAAATAAGCAAAAAACTCTACTTGTGGATATTCTCTTTTTAATTCCAATAGAGCTTTAAGGTTATCCATGTGATCATCAAATAAACGAACTCTGGCGTATTTACCTGTATCTAAATACTTTTTAAATACTACAGTTTTATTTGCTGCGCTATTTTTACCACCCACGTTTCCTGCTCTTTCAACGTATACATTCTTCATTGGTATACCATGAGCTTCAAATGTTTTAATGAATAAATCTTTATTATCCATATCAGAACGAGCAGTTACAATAATAACTCTACTCCCTCTGGCTGTAGCATTTTTAATAATTGCTTTAGCCTTTTCAATCATTCGTGCTATTGGTGTAGCTGTTTTAAAAAATAGCTTAGCTGATTTAAACTCACCATAATCCCATTCTTCGTCTCTACCTAATTTGTAGTTATTGTATTCTTGAGGTGTGAGTTCTTTTACTTTACCAGTGTTTTTATTCTTAACTCTAACTTTAGCTTTAGAGATAAACATAGTATCATCTATATCAAATATAGTTAATCCTTTACCTGCTTTTTCTGCTAAAAATTCGTTAAACTTTTTCATATAGATATATTATACCACACTTTTTGTGTTTTGTAAATATCTATTTATAAATCTAAGTTCTTTATAGTGTTAATTTTATCTTGTGCTTCTGCTATTTTAGCTACTTGAGTTTCTATTGCTTCAACCACTTCTGGATGTTCTCCAATCCCTGTTGAGTTTCTAGTGTACACTAATATATTTGCTTTTGCTATAGCAATTTCACCTTCTAGTTTTTGTACTAAAGCTTCTAACATAAAATTCATCTTGTTTCCTCCCAAAACTTTTCTCTTTTATATTCCGATATTGTATTTATTAGTTCTGCTGTCCAATTATCTCTATCTTCTATGAAAACTTGAGGACCTGTATCTCCAGCAATTGCTACTACTAATTGCTTAATTGGCATACCTGTTCTTTCTTCCCACATGATTGCATATGCTGCAGCTTGCATAAAATAATTAGATATCCATTCTTTTTTCTTTTCTTTACGAGATGTTTTCCAATCGATGATAGAATCTTTTCCGTTCCATACACCAACGCAGTCAACTCTTCCAGCTACTCCTAAATGTTTAGAATATAAAGGTGCTTCTATTGAATATACTTTTGATAAGTTTTGGTCAACAATAGGTTGTATATCTTTAAATGTTTGTATGTTATGTGGCATTTCACCCTGTAAATATTCAGGGTCATTGGCAATATATTTTTCGATTATATTGTGGATTTTAGTACCACGCGAAGAGGCCACTCGGCTGATACGATTAGCCTCTTCTTCTCCAACTCTCTCCCTCCACTTTTGAATTGCTTCACGAGAAAGTATTGATAATACTGTTGTGATACTCGGATATTGATTACCCTCTGGGTCTACATAATGTCTACCCTTTGCTTTCGTTTCCGAATTTAAGTCACTATAACCTAAATCAATTTCTTCATGTATAAAATTCATATAATTATTTTTAGCCTCTAATATCAACAGTGGCAATTGGTGCTACAATAGCTGGACATCTTTTTCTGTTTTTAAATATTAACCAAGTAGCATTTTTTGCTTCTCTTTTATTTAAAACATCATCACCATTCTTATCTGCATGGTCAAACATTTTTCCAACTTTTTGACAACCGCCCTGAATCAACTCAGCTTCACTTATTACATTATCTGCATTAAAATCAAATTTTCTCATTCTCCAATCATCAGCAAAGGCATCTGATATAAACAATGAAAGAACTGATACGCTTAATAGTTTTTTCATTTTAGTCTCCTACAATAAATGACCCAATCAACCAAAATGATAGTAACATAAATCCTACAGTGCAAATTTGTACTACCGACATAATCGCTACAAACTTTAACTGCATATTACCTAATGGTAATAATTCATTATTAATCCACTCCTGTTGTTCTTCAGGAGTTGCATCTCTCGGTTTATTTAATAATAATTCTAATTGTTGAGCCATATCAATAATATATATAATAGATTATAACTCAACATTATACTATTTTAAAAAATAATTAAGTTATTTTTGTTTTATTCTATGCCTGTCTTTTGGCGGCATCCCACTTTTAATTCTGTCTTGTACTTCTTTCCAACCATCACCAGCTTTACTTTCTTTTGATTTAAATCCATTATAACTAAAGCTTGGAGCTGATGAATAATATCTTTTTATGTGTGGGTTATCTTCAAGATATTTATCATATTCTGATAAAGATAACATTTTATCAAATACTTCTTCAGTTTCAGTATTTATAAATTCATACATTGGCATGTTGATAACCTCTCCACCATTCTGGTGCTTGTCTACCCCATTCCCATTTAGCAAATGGTTTAGCTTCGTGATAATAATTACGATATGCTTGAACAGCATCGCCTGGTACTTTACATTGTGGGTAGTGATTCATTGCTTGTGCAAACTCTGTTAGGCCTTTAGTTGGAATATTCATTGGTGCTTTAGATAATAGTGTACCTAATTTTTTAAAGGTAGCATGTACTTTTTGACGTCTGAATTCGTATTCAAAACTCATAGCAGCAAAATGTTCATAATGCCAATTATAATTATCAGCACTTTCCATAGTCCATGTTGTACATGGATGGTATTTATGAACGGCCAAATAATACATATCATCACGTTCATCTCCAAAGGTATAATACTGTTGCATTGTTTTGCCTGACTTTGATGGTCTTCGTTCTGGAGTACCATCCAACATGCGATGAGCTGTTGATAACATTTGAGCAGACTCAACAATCATTTTAGGTATATGTTTATCGCATAGCATTTGTGCTGCTATGACGGGATCATTATCTAATACAAATATGTTCATAATATATATTATACCACACTTTTAACTAAATGTAAACTATTCTTTTTTCATATCTTGTAAATAATCATTTAACACTAAAATCTTCTTTTTCATTTTATATGATAAATCTTGTTTACCTTTACAAGCTAATCTCCTGGAATAATTTGTTGCTTTTGAAATATCTTTCTTCAGCTTTTCTACATTTACTGAACTCATAAAAACTCCTTATATTAAAATTAGTTAAGTTCATAATGTAGGTTTTCCTATAGGCTATTCTCCTTTTTTAGTTTTCTTATCTGCTTTTTTTGCAGGTGCCTTTTTCTTAGCTGGTGCTTTTTTCTCTGGTGCTTTTTGGATTAATCCAGGGAAAGCATCCTGTACCACTTTAAGAGTTAGGCCTTTATACTTATCGTATAATTTTCTATCTTTTGCTAAAATTAACATTTCTGACTCAGATACATGTAATGATTCTAGCAAATCAATAAATAGTTTTTCTCTTTTACCTTGTTGTATTTCTAAACCTGTATTAAAAAAGTATTTGAACTTCCTAAATGCTTTATGCAATGTAGCATAGTTCATTCCAGCTGGTGCTGGGTCTTTTCTATAAGGTGGCTCTCCAGCCGGTAGTAACGAAACGACTGCTTCGTCAAAATTGATTCTCAACACATCTTTCAGTGCTGGACTTGATTTTTGTTGTAAGTATGCTACTCTTGCCTTATGTAGTTCTTTTCCTTCAACTTCAGTAAGACCTTGTAGTACTTCACTAATTAATGGTTTAGCCATTGTAAAATTCCTCCGCGACTTCAATCAATAGATTGCATCTTTTTTTAATTAAATAATTTAATACTTTCATTTTCATTGGAACCTTTTGGTTCTCATAAGTATTTATAATAGTTGTTTGGATATCATCAGGTATTTCGGTTAAATCAATTAACTTTTTATTACGTTGATAATTCCTATAGATTTCTTCTGGCATAACTTCTCTTAATCTATCAGAGTTTTCTAACCACTCATCAATTCTAGTTTGCCTCAATGGTGTTTGAGATTTATCTGTTACGAATGTATCGTCTGCTGATAAAACATTTGGTACACCATCACCACCATCACCGCGCATAATATGATTAAACGCGTATGTTCTTGGATTCTTGTCAGTAACCATCTTCTTTTGAATTGGACTGAACTGTTTGACATTTTTATATTTTTGTAATTGAATAAAGTCTTTATCACTAGATACAATCATCATTGGTTCATCTTTACCAAACTCTTGAGATTCTAAAACTAATGTAGCAATAATATCATCAGCTTCTACTCCGTCCATGTGAATTACTTTATAAGGTAAATTATCTCTAATTTCATCTCTAACTAAATGAAGAATTCTAAAGATTTCTGTCCAATCTTGGTCTGAATTGTCCCTACCTTTTTTTCTGTTTGCTTTATAATGAGGGTAATAGTCTTTACGCCAGGTATTCATACCATCAGCACATATTACCATTTGGCCATATTCATCTCTGTATCTTTTGTTATACATACGAATACTATTTAGTATCATATGTCGTATCATTTCTTCATCGTTTAGTTTTTGCACAATAATATTGCTTAATGCAATTTGTGAATAATCAAGTAGTATCATTATCATCTTCCTCAAGTCGGTCTAGAAGTTTCTTGAGTTCTTCTTTACCTTGTTCATTTGCAGCTAATAAAGCTTTAATTTCAATATAAGCTCTATCAAAAGTACGATGTAATCTATGAGGTATACCCATATATCTATTTAACATCGCATTAATCATATTTACAATTACAAACATATCCCTAGATTCCTGTTGTAATTCATCTCTAAAATTCATATCCATAAACTGTTCATATTCTGAAGCTTGTCCTGTAGTTATGAATTCTTCTAATACTTCCATTAGAAATTGAGATGTATTTACACATTCATCAGATATTGCATCTAATGGATTTATGTTTTCTTTGATTTCCTCACCTGTAGGAAACTTGTAAATTTTTGCCATAATATTATTATATTATACCACAGTTTACCATAAATGTAAATAGTTATTTTAAGTTTTTTACTGCATTGCCACCAATGCGACAATTGATAATACCATTATAGTATTTATCATTAATAAGTACATCTCTAGCGAATTGTTCTTTAGCTTCCAGATAAGCACATTCACCTTTTGTTTTACATAAGTGAAGTATTTCCCTATGAAACATTTCATGGCCTTGTGTATCTACTTCTTCTTTAAGATGTACATTACTCCCGTAATAGTTTTTCCAATCTGACTCAACAAGTAATCTTTTTCTACGTTTTCTTGTCTTTGTTATTGGTAATGTTTTTTTGCTCCAAAAGAATTTCTTCCCGATATACATCCGTCCCGTCGCTCTGTTTGTTATCATGTAAACAAAACCGTATACGTCTTTGTGATCGTAATCTTCCGGCATTTCGTATTTTTTGCCTTTGTAAACCCATTCCATACTCTTATTTATTCATCGAAATCTAGCTCATCGACAGGTTCTACTGCTGAACCACAATATGGACAGTAAATAGGGTCGGGTCTCTCTTCTTCAAAATATATTTTTGTAGAAGTAAAACAAAACTCACAGTTGTGAGTGTACCAATGATTTGGCTCCATGGTTTATCCCAATTCTTCTTTTAGTTTATCGTATCCACCAATCTTTTCGCCATTGTATATAATCTGTGGAAACGTTCTAGCTCCAGGAAAAGTTTCTAACATCTCTTCTCTACCGAAGTCAGTACCTAATTGTTTATATTCGTATTCTAATCCTTTTTGCTCACATAAGCTTTTAGCCATATCACAAAATGGACATTGTGTTTTTCCGTAAATCTGTATCATAATGTCTCCTCAATAAATTTACCAATTGTTTCTATATCTTGTTCTGATAACATACCAGCTTGAGCCCACATAGTAGAACTCATAGCTCCAACTTCACCTCTATTTTTATATGTTGTTAATCTATCAATTATATATTCAGATGATTGACCAGCTAGTGCAGGAAATGCTCCCATGCCTTGACCTTGCTGACCATGACATGCTGCGCATCCAGCCCACAGTCCTCTAATAGAACTAAAAGGATCTTCATTTGCTGCAGCCTGTTTCATCTGTTCAATTTCTACTACAGTACCATTGAGTTTAACATATTCTTCATAGCATTCACCATAACATGAACCGACACTACTATATCCTGAGTATTCTAAGTCGGGGTAAATTTTAAATCCAAAGAACAATGCAATTGCAAATGTTCCAAATAAAGCCATTCCTAATTCCTTCATAATTCCATTCCTTTAAAAGTATTATCATCAACATCTTGTTTTACACCACCAACCACATAAGAACTAATTTCTGTTTCTTGTGGTGCAACTTGTACATTACCTCCAGATATCCATTTTTCTGTCCAAGGTAATGGGTTCATTTTTGGTACACTATATGGACAAGGTAAACCTAATGCTCTCATTCTTTTACATCCAATCCATTCAACGTAATCTTTTAGTATTGTTTCGTTTAATCCAATCATTGAGCCATTCTTAAATAAATATGATGCCCATTCTTTTTCTTGCTCTATAACTTTAGTGAATAGTTTTATCACTTCAGGTTCGCATTGTTTTGCAATCTTAACCATATCTTTATCTTCTTTAAGCATTAACTTAAGCATTGTGGTTGTTGCAGCTAAGTGAGTGTTTTCATCTCTTGCAATAAATTTAATAATCTTTGCGTTACCTTCCATTTTCTTGAGTTCAGCGAATGCCCAACTGCAGGCGAAGGATACATAAAATCTTATACCTTCTAGAGCATTCGCCGACATCATACACATATATAATGAGCGTTTATGATCCATTTTATTTGTTGTTGAATTATTGTCTTTAATTAAATCATCATAGTATTCAGCAATGTCGTTACCACATTCAAGTATTTCTTTTACATCTAGTAACCCATCAAATACAGCTGAAGGGTCAGGATATATATTCCTAATGATATGTGTATAACTTCTACTATGTATTGTTTCAAAAAATGACCATGTCTCTACCCAATTCTCTACTTCTGGTAATGAAGCAATAGGTAGGAATGCAATATTAGGTGCTCTACCTTGAACACTATCTAATAATATTTGACGTTTTAGGTTTGATGTAAAGATATGTTTTTCATGTTCAGTTAATCCATCAAAGTCTTTTTTATCTTTTGAAATATCTACCTCTTCGGGTCTCCAAAAGAATCCTAATTGCTTTTCTGTAATCTTTTCTATTTGTGGATATTTAAGTAAATCAAATCTTTGTATATCCACTGATTCATCTAAGAACATATTTTTTGTTAAATGTGATTTATTATTTTTACTTAGTATTGACATCGGGTCTCCATGAAATTGTTGATTTGGTTTCTATTGCATCTTGTGCACATTGTATATAATCTTTATCCTCTTCGCTTAACACAGACCAAAACTTACTAATCGTTAATGTATGTTCATAAACGACTTCCGGTCTTTTCATGTGGTAGTCTTGTTCCATCCAATTTTGCAGGATGTCCATTCTTTCGTTAATCTTATTTCTTAAATCTTGCAAGAGTCACAATCCTCTTCATCTATTTGTGGACTTGTACCACTTTCATATGTATGATGTTCCTCTTCCATTTCTCCAGCACCATCATATGTATTAAAATAGTATAATTGTTTTAATCCATATTTGTATGCTGTTACTAAGTCCT